TCGTACCGACACTTTTGAGAGTGGCAGTTTTCATCTGATTCTCGTTACGGTGAGCATCAATCCCGGCACGAAACTGTAGTCCGCTGATCCCGTCGAAACCTGGACGGCCCCCCATTGGTGGAGCCGGCGGGAGTCGAACCCGCGTCCGAAATCATCTTTCTACAGCGTTGACGTGCGTACTCTTCGCACTGGCTTCTCATTCACGGGTCGGGCTCATACTGTACCCATCTGCCGCTGATCTTGCATCCTTTTCGAAGGGACGCTCTGCTCGTTACAAGCCGCCAGTGCAAACTTTGGGGGCGCATCGTCCAGACTGCGCCGCCTCCACCATCACGTCGAAAGAGGACGTGAACTCAATGTTGATAAATGTACCACGATTACCGCGTTGCTTCAAACAGAAACCACGCGCGCCGCTCCGCCTCGTCAATCCACACCTCGATCATTGCGGTAGAGGCGTAGTCGTCTGCCAGGGCACAGACTGTATGGGCGCTCCGCAATTGGGCGATAAGGGTCCTGTTGTCGGCCAGAAGTTCCTTGAGCATCACCTCTGGTGCCGGGCCGGGCTCGTCTGAGTCCTGAATCCGCTGCAAACGGGCAATCTGGCCAATTGAACGGATCGTGGTACCTCCGATCTTGCGCACCCGCTCCGCAATGTCGTCGGTGATGCCGTAGATCTGCGTGGCCTGCTCATCCAGCATCAGGTGCCAGTCGCGGAAGTGCGGGCCGGTCATGTGCCAGTGGAAGTTCTTTGTCTTCAAGTACAAAGCAAAGCAGTCGGCCAGCAGCGCGTTCAGCGACTCGGAGAGATTATCAACGTTCGCAGGACTGAAACCGTCTGCAACGTCTGAGCCTTGATAATCTCCGGTGGAAAATGGGAAGTCCATGGTGGTCACCTCGTGGACATTGTAGGCGTTTTGGGTCCTGATGCCCAACAGAAAAGCCCCGGCTGGTTGGCTCGGGGCTCTCTGGTGGATCACTTCTGTCTGCGGTGGATAGGTGTGGGGGGGGTCGGTTACGCTTGCTGAGGGCGGAATGCGACGAGGAAGGGAGTTGCGCCACTTCTCCCCCACGTCTGTAATTCTACCACCAGATGTTGTGTCCTGAAGAACTTTATAACGCAACTGCGAAAAATAATTTGACGGGGTGGGCGAAAGTGATCTATTCTGCAATCGCTGAGGGATTCAGGAATGTTATGAAAAAGACCCCGACAATTCGGCTTGCTCTTCTTCAATCGCATTCTTGCGTCCCGGCACGGGTTTCAGTGTAGAGCGCGAATGCTTTTGCTAACTTTGGGCGCATGACCTGGGGAGCGATCTCCAGCGGGCGAAAACGTCTGAATCGGAACCACAGCTAGCCGCTGCCGATTGGTCCTGTGTAGAGGTTTTCTGTCGATGGGGTAGCGATCATCTTCAGGACTCCAATAGAGCGCAAACACTCTGGAATTCAATTTAATAAGCAGGTAGACGGGCTCTTGAGCCAAAGTTACTTGCGTCCTGACGGGGTTGATAAGTTCTACCAAAGAAAGGAACGGCCCGATGATAGAAGCGTGGTTTGATGGCTGCTGCGAACCGAGAAACCCTGGTGGTCACGCGGCATGGGGAGCGGCTGTTTTCGTTGACGGAGTGAGCGTCTACGAGGGAAACGGCTATTGCGGAGTAGGCCCAAAGATGAGCAACAATGTGGCCGAATACTCTGGATTTTGCGCGGCTTTGCGGGAAGCTTTGAAGTATCCCGGCAAGATCCACATTCGCGGCGATTCGCGCTTGGTAATTTGCCACCTGTCGGCCGATGCTGCGCGCCGGCTGGGCTACGCGAAGAAGTGGAAGGTTGGGGGCGGACTCTACAAGCCCTTCTACGATGAGGCCGTCAAACTACTTCAAGGCAACGAGAGCCGCATCAAGTTTGATTGGGTACCGCGGGACAAGAACGAGATTTGTGATGTCCTGTCGAAGCAGGTTCTCAAAGACAAAGGCGTGGTCTTCAGGATTCAACCGGAGGAATTGAAATGAGCCAGAAAAACACAGAAAAGAGAACTCCGCTGGAACTACTCAAACTGCTCAGCGGGTGGCTGGAAGACGACCTTCGCATTCATTACGCGGAACCTGCCATTGCGGAGATCGAAGCGCTCAACGCGCACAACGAAACCCTGCTGACTACATTTGTTGGATTTATCGTTTGCTCGGTGGGTTGCAGCGAGAAACAGGCGTTACACGAGATTGGTGTCCTGTATGCGATGGCGAACACAGAAAGAGAGAAATCGAAGTGAATGATCTTGCATTGAACATCAGGACTCTGAGTTGTCAGCGTTGCGAGGGTATCGGGTGGTTGCGCCGGCTCGTTCCTGGGTTGGCTGGAGGTTTGGTCACTGTGACCCGCGTATGCCCAACATGCCAAGGGCACGGAAAGATTGGATTATCGCTAAGTATGGATGCAAAAAGCGCGGCGGCGGGTGAGGTTGCCGGTTTGGGTCCTGATGGGCAAGGGGAGTTCTTCGAGTAAACTTTCCGCTTGACACGCTCACAACCGTTCGGTTACAGTTGCGGTCATGAGGAAATACGCAAAAGGCGATGTGATGCTGGCCCTTCGCGGGATGATTGCAAAGTCCAGCCAAAGCAAAGTGGCAGCAGTACTCGGATATAGCCCGCAGTACATCTCTCAAGTCCTGATGGGCAAGAAGGCGCTTACGGCCGAGTTGGCTTTGCGCGTGGGATTCATTCAACTGCCCGATGCTTACGTGCGGGCACCGAAAGGAAAGGTGAAGTAGTGGAAACTCTGCGAATCACCAAAGCAGACTTAAATGAGCGTAACGAATACACGCGCTCACACGACCTTGAATTTGAAGGTCACATCGAGGTTGAAGCATCGCTCGGATGGGTGATCGTGCTAGGCTTTATTCGCGCCGCCGGACGCTTGGGCATCGAGGCTGGCTCGGGCATCGAGGCTGGCTCGAGCATCAAGGCTGGCTTGGGCATCAAGGCTGGCTCGAGCATCAAGGCTGGCTCGGACATCGAGGCTGGCTCGAGCATCAAGGCTGGCTCGGACATCGAGGCTGGCTCGAGCATCGAGGCTGGCTCGAGCATCGAGGCTGGCTGGGGCATCAAGGCTGGCTCGAGCATCAAGGCTGGCTGGGACATCGAGGCTGGCTGGGGCATCGAGGCTGGCTGGGGCATCAAGGCTGGCTCGAGCATCGAGGCTGGCTGGGGCATCAAGGCTGGCTCGGACATCGAGGCTGGCTCGGGCATCAAGGCTGGCTGGGGCATCGAGGCTGGCTGGGGCATCAAGGCTGGCTCGAGCATCGAGGCTGGCTCGGGCATCGAGGCTGGCTCGGGCATCGAGGCTGGCTGGGGCATCAAGGCTGGCTCGAGCATCGAGGCTGGCTGGGGCATCAAGGCTGGCTGGGGCATCGAGGCTGGCTCGAGCATCGAGGCTGGCTGGGGCATCAAGGCTGGCTCGGACATCAAGGCTGGCTCGAGCATCGAGGCTGGCTTTTCGATTATCTGCAAGCTCTCTCTGACGGTAAAACTCCGCATCTTTGCAGGCCTATGCATGTGGCGTCTCCCGCGTCCTGAAGAGCAGGAGATTGTTTGTGCCGAATTGGTGTCCGGAGCGGTTTCGTTTGGCACGCTCAAACTCATCGAAGCACCGAAGAAAGAAGGCAAGTAGTGGACAACCAGAATGCACTGCAAGTTCAGGACACTGACAAACTGGCCGAGTACCAAGAGCAAAGCATTTCCATGGTGCAGCAGCGGGAAAAGGCCAAGATCGAATCCCGCTACATCATGGCTTTGCGGCAACCGCGGGACCTCGAAGTAGTTCGCCAGAAGATGCTACGTGAATGCAGCCGGCCTTCTTTCTGTGCTCCAGACATGAGCAAGAATGGATCAAGTGTAGCCATCTACCGTGTACCGCGCGGAGGAAGCAAAATTGAAGGCGTGACGATCCGGTTCGCAGAAATGGCAAAGCGCTGCTACGGTCACATCTTCGTGGAAGTTACTCCCCTCGGCGAGGATGAGACGCAGCAGATTTATCAGGTAGAAGCGACTGACTACCAGAACAACGACGGCGGCAGCGAGATCGTTATTGTCCCGAAGCGCATCGAACGGAGTTACGCGAAAGACTCTGACGTGGTGCTGGGTCGTCGCGAGAACAGCCAGCGCAAGACCACATTCACTATCGTTCCAACTGACGATGATCTTCAGGTGAAGCGCAACGCTCTCAACTCCAAAGCCAGGCGCAACGTCATCATGCAGTGCATTGACGGCTGGCTGGTGGAAGAGTGCAAGGCGAAGATTCGTGAGACGGCGGCGGCCAAAGACGCAGAGAACCCCGGCGCGGCCAAGACTCAAATCTTCGATGCCTTCGCTTCTATTGGAGTATCAGCAGTTCAACTGAACGACTACATCGGACACACAAACGCTTTGAGTCCTGCGGAGCTTGATGAACTGCGAAGCCTGTACGGTGGAATCAGCGAGAAGTACACCACTTGGGCAGAGATAGCGGCCAGTAAGGGTGAAGGCAAAGACGACGGATCGGCAGAGCGCATCGAAGTGCTGGTGAAGGAACTCGAATACACCCCCGCACAGGCCAGGACGAAGAAGGCGAAGTATGCCGGCCGCCCCAAGGAACTGATCGAGTGGCTTGAGGGTGAAGTTGCCAATAAGCGCAACGACGGCAGCAAGCGCGAAGAGCCAAAGAAAGAAGATCCCAAGCCGGAGCAGAAGGCCACTCACCGCGAGTCGGCCGAAGCGGAGCCACAGCAGGATGCAAAGCAGCCGAGTACTGCTGAGCATGAGAAGCCAGTCGAGGCGAAGAAGAGCAATCCTCCAGCGAGTGATAGCTTCAATAACTGGTAATTGAGTGTGCGAGGTTCGATTCCTCGTCGCTTGCCGAGATCAGGTGAGTAAATAGGGTTCAAATCCCTTCCTGTTTGGGTCTTAGGCCCGCTCAGGTTCATAGCCTGCAAATGGGGCAGGGGCATGGCAGCCGGGAAAGACCGGCACGAGTTTCGGCCATCCCCAATGGGTAAGCTGGCCGGAAGAATGCGCGGGCCTGACTGGACACCATCGTGCCAACGGCCCGCGCACCATAACATCAGGACACAGAAAGGAACGTCATGCACGGAACGGTTTGCTGGTTCTCAGCACAAAAGGGATATGGCTTCATATCCCGCGAGGTCGGACAGAAAGACATTTTCGTCCACCACACCGCTATCCAGATGGATGGATACCGGACGCTCACAGAAGGCCAGCGCGTGACCTTTGAAGTCGAGCAAGGGCCGAACGGGTTGCAAGCTGCCAACGTCACAGTGGAGGGATAGCGATGAACGTCCCAGCCCTGCGTCAAAGCATTTATGAGCAGATGAGTTGTGAATCAGGATACAAACTGGTTCACATTGACGTTGTTCGGTTCCCTGATACAGAACCAGGAGACCGCGGAACGGACGTTCACGCCATCCGGGCCGCATATGCCGAGCACTGCTCCAAGAAGCGCATCCCTGCCGACTTCACATTTCTGGAAAGCCTTACGTCATCGGCTACGGATGAAGTCGCCGTTATTATCGAAAACAACGGCCAAAGTTGGACGATTGACTGGCAAAATTTTGCTGGTGCCGAGGTCCATTGGGGACTGGACAGAAACTTCCGCCCCACATGGAGTTATGACCACGACGGGAAGCGAGTCGAGATCAATCCTATCTGGGGCATTGATGGAAGCGGCGAAGAGCCAGAGCACTGCGGAATCATTGACGAGATTTACCTATTCCCCGGCGGCAAGAGTGGGGCTATCAAGGACAGCAAGACGCATCCTCGTCCTTTCCCTGCCGACACTTTTCAAGGAAAGGACTACTCTCTCGCTTTCCTGATGCACCTTCCAGAAGTGAATGAGGTCGAATTCAGTTTGAACTTCCTTCGCTATCAGAACTGCACCAAGACGCAGAAGTACTTCCGCTCCGATGTGCCGGCGCTGATGGATGAGGTTCGCCGGGTCCGTGCGCGCCAGGTTGCCATCCATAACAAGGTGACCAATCTTGAACCGCTCAGGACTCACGGCGGCACTCACTGTACTTATTGCCCTTGCACCTTGAACCCGGTAGCCTATCCCTGCCCTATCATGAAGCTCAATCCGAACCTCAACATGAGGCCGGAAGAGCGGCTGAATTGGAAGTTGGTTTACGGAGCAATGGCGGCGGTGAATGACAAGGTTTTGCATCAGTTGGTGGACGGATCAGGACTCGACATCTACTCTCAGGATGCCAACGGAAAGGTCTACAAGTACGGTGCGAAACCGTCAACTGAGACTATTGCCCCACTCTTCGTGAAGGACGGTCAAGGCGGATTCACTATGCCTATTCTCGATGCTCTCTTGAATTGGGCTAACACAAATCCGAAAGACCTTGTGCCAGCCAGAGGAAGAGAGCCTTGGGTTTGCAATCTGCGCATTGGATGGTCGCAATTGAAAGGGTATCTGAAAACCGACAAGCGAGAGATCGTCCACAACGCAATCAAGCCGTTGCTCAAAGTCAAGACAACCGTAGAGTATGGGATTACCAAAGAACCAGAAGTCGATGACGGAGTGGAAGAGAAGAAACCTTGGGACGCTTCGGGTCCTGATGAGTTGGAGTTCTAACAGTTCGCGCGGACGTGGCGTGGGTTGGCAGGCTGGCCCGCTATACCGTACAGCCATTGCTCGGCTGATAACTGAGCGTCACAGTATAGCCCGCGCGATTCAACCTTTTCAGAAAGTGAGCGACAATGAAACTCAGCACTATCCATCTTGAGGACTTCGGCCCATACGTGGACCAAACCATTAACTTTGACCAGCCACTCAACGTCATCCGCGGCGACCTTGCACAGGGCAAGACGAAGCTCTCGCAGGCCATCCAACTCAGCTTTGCCAGCATCTGCGCTGGCATCGACGGTAAAGGGTCTGGATTCCGTGACAAGATCCGGCTTGGGGCAGACAAGTCCATCATCACCGCTGGGCTGGAAACCGCACAGGGGGCCATCCAACTCAGAACCACATACGGGCCGGGGAAGGTTGGGCGCCAGCGTTCTGTAACGTCCACAGATGCGCGTATTGCAACAGGATTCGAGCAATACCTCCAACGGAGTGAAGAGCGCTTGTCATGTGTCCTGGACTCGGAATACTTCACACGTCCCGGCACAGACCAACGCGCCATCCTCGCATCGCTGGTGCTTCCCACGCATCACGACTTCGAAGCGAAGATGGTCGCACTGGTCGAGAAGCACCTCGGCAAGGTCATCGACTGGAATGTGAGTCCTGTTGCCGTCATTGACAAGGTGTTCGGCGACAAGAGCAGCGGCGTCTACAACGCCAGGACGCAAGCCAAGGCGGCTCTCGGAGCCATCTACATCCCGCAGAAGCCGGTCCAGCCTCAATATCCTGCCGAGCTTGTACAGCAGAAGCTACTGGCCTTGCGCGAGAAAGCCTCGCAGGAAGCGAAGAAGGTCAAGCGGT